CGTCGATGCTTATCTCGACAGCGGTCTATCCGGACCGCCAGGCGGCGATCGACGGCCGCACGAGGATTGCGACTCTCTGTTCGCAGGTGCAGGAAATCTATTCCGCCGCCGGAGGGGCCGCGACGGACGCATTCGATGCAATGTGCGGCGCAGCCGCAAGCTTTCTCTCGCGGGCGATTATCAATCTCGCTCCCTATGTCATCGTCAAAGTTGGCGCGTCTCTGCCTTCTAACGTCCTTGCCTGGCGCCTTTATGCAGATCCGTCGCGCGCGGGTGAGCTCGACCGGCTGAACCGCGTCGCGACCCCATGTTTCATGCCCACCAAGTTTGTCGCCCTTAGTTCGTGAGAAAAAGCAATGTGGGTGCCTATTACGCACAGAGGAAGAGGCGAGCCTAACCGCATGATAGAAAAGCGACTCTGCGTTGTGATGATGAATGGTTTCGAGTTGATCGGCGATCTTTACAACGACGGCCGACTCGAACGTCCATTTATGCTCCAGCGACAAGGACCGAACCTTGTTCTCGTCGACTTGATGAAAATAGGTGTGCTGAGCGGCGACTCGATTGAGTTGAATATGCGGAACCACCAGTGGGTCGGTGACCCGTCTGAAGCTATTGCGAAGGTATATAAGGCACAGCGGGGCGGCGTAATCCTCCCGCACACGGTCAATGGCTAAACCAATAACGACGAGGAAAAAATGACCACTCAAAATCTCATGCCCCCTACCCCATCCGGCCGAGATGCGGCGAGTCCAGAGATGGTCAAATCGATCGTCAATGGGCACGCATATTCCGCGCACATTGGTCAAGCGATAGCCGTTTTGGCGGCTGATGTTTCCGCTCTGGTGGCACTCGGTTGGGCCTCTCCAGCTCTGCCTCTCACCCATGCTCGTGGCCAGCACACAATGACTTCCGCGAGCGATACCGTCGTGACTGGTTTGTCGACGGTTGCTGCCGCAGTGGCCGGCCTGGAATCGGCGCCGATATTGACTTGCGATCGCGCGCAGGCTGTCGTTGGCGATCAAGCTGGCACGCCCGCCGCTGGATCAATTATTTTAAAGGTCTTCATGCCAACCAGCTCTTCTGTCACTACGCCGATCGCTGCGACAGGATTTGCTTCTATTGTCGTGAATTGGGAAGCAATCGGCACTTGATGGATGTCCGCGAATGAGCGCTCTAAACGCGACGTGGCTCGCCGAAACGTTCGGGCCCTCGGCCACAATTCTCAATTGGAATACGGTCGGCGCGAAAACGGGAGCCTTAACGGTCGTCGCCGCCAACGCTCCATTGTTCGCTTTTCGAAATTCCGGGAGCAATATTGCGTGGCTCATCGAACTGGCAGTCGCTTTCAATTTGACCACGCCGTTCTCCTCTCCGCAGGCGATCGACCCAGGGCTGTTTGTCTGTCGCGCGTTTAGCGCCCCCGATTCTGGAGGCGTACAGATTGTGCTTTCCGGCGTGAGCAACAACGGTCGTCGCAGGACATTGCAGACGCCGTTCTCATCGTGTGATATGCGCGTTGCCGCTGGGGCGCCGCTGGTTGCCGGGGTTAGAACTCCGGACGTGACGCCGGTAGGGATTGTCGAAGGATGGACCGCCGCCGCTGCCGGGAGCACGATCCCAATGACCGATCTATTCGCCTATAAGGAGCCCGTCGATTACCCTCTCGTATTCGCGCCAGGCGAGGGGTTCGAGGTCCAATTCTTGAGCGTTATGGGAGCTGGTGCGGTTGGGGTGCTCTACGTCGTAGCAACGCTTGCTGAGATTTCAGGGCCGAGTTTCCCGATATAGGGGGCTTCGCCATGGCCTTTGAATTCGTCACGGTCTCCGCTGGGGGCTCCGAGTATTCGACATGGGAAGAGGTTGTCGTTGAGGCCGGTGCGCAGCACGCGGCGAGGTCGTTCTCGATCATCGCAGCCGAACCACATTCGGCAATGTCCGCCGAGTGGCCATTTCGCCCAGGCACGGAGGTTCAAGTTCAGGCATCGGGCTCTCTTCTCGTCGCCGGATATATCGACACCTACGCGCCCGAATTCGGCGACGGCTATCACCGCGCGGTTATCTCCGGCCGCTCGAAGACGAAGGATGCGGTAGATTCCTCGGCTATCCCACCTAAGAAAGACAGCGGGGTTGGCGGGGAATGGCTTAAAAAGGACCTGTCGGACATTGCAAAGGACTTGCTTAAGCCAGTAGGCGTGCAGGTCACGAGCAAGCTGAAGGACCTGACCAAGTTTCCGGTTTGGCGCCTGGCGCCAGGGTCGACAATTTTTTCCGAACTTGAGACGATGGCCCGCCAGGATATGGCGCTTCTCATCGGCGCGGCTGACGGCAGCCTTGTCATTACGCGAGCGGATAAGTTTGGCTCCCATTCAAGCGCGCTGGTCGAAGGCGTCAACATTCAGGCGGCGTCGGCGCAGCTCTCAGAGATCGACAAGCACGACGAGGTGCATGCGTGGGGGCAGTCATGGGAAGGGTCTGGCAAGGATGCGCAGCGGCTCGAATCCGTATCGCGCGATAAGACGGTCGAACGGCATAGGCCACAGCTTGTAATCGCCGAGGGCGCAACGAATAAGGATATGGTCAAAAGCCGGGCGAAATGGCAGTCATTGCGGAATGCCGGATGGTCGACTCAGGTGACGATCGTCGCTCGAGGGTGGCGCGACGGTGGCGGCGCGTTGTGGGACCCGGAAAAACTAGTGTTCGTCGAAAGCCAGCGGCTCAAGATTTCACAAATGATGGCAATAAAAAAGGTTCGGTTCTTACAGAATACCGAACAGGGCACGATCTCTACAATGGAACTTGTCGACCCAGCGGCGCTTGGCGGTAAGAGCAGCGGCGGCGGCAATCCGAACTGGGAGACAGGGACGAGCGATTCTAGCGACGATTCCGCGAGCGATGAACCGCCGGATAGCGGCGATGGTGGCGATGGCGGAGGCGGCGGCCAATGACCTTTATCCGCGGTTACCACCCCCACCTCGCACTTTCCGAGATCCTAAAGGTTGACGACAGTAAGTCGCAGCAGACCGTCAAGCACCGCGCGCTTACCGGCGAGTTGCATACCGGAATCCTTAGACCGCAGTTCCACGGGTTCAGTTCTAACCCGCCGGTTGGGTCATCCGGTGTTGTCATCTCTCTTGGAGGCGAGCGCTCGCGGTCAGTTCTTCTCGGCGCCGAGCATGACAAATACCGGCCGACCGGCCTCAAGCCGGGCGAGGCTAAGCTCTACGATATTGGTGACGGCAAGGGGAAGGCTAATACCGTCCATCTCGCAAATGAGGCCGGGATAGCCATCGATACTCAGGCCGGCGATACGACGATCACTACGCCAAACGGAAAGATGACCGTGTCCTCGAAAGGCGACATTAAATACAGCTCGGACAAGGGAAATTTTTTCGTCAATGCAGACGGGAAAATCCATCTCGGCAGTTCCGATGGGAAGAAGACGTTTGCTGTCGTGACGACGAAGGGCCCGTCATCGAAAGTGTTCGCAGCGCTTTGAACGGGCTTGATAAGAGGATGATCCCAAAACGCATCGAAGGCGCTAGCCATTATTTCGGCGCCCCCGACGGGTGGTCGACGGCCGACCCGGCAGTCGCTCATTTGGCTGTCCGCGTAACCGGCGTCGCCGGACGCAAGGCCTACGAATCGGCGTGGGAGCCGACGCCGCGAGAGCTTGAGTTGATCTTAAGGGGTGGGACGGTCGTCTTGCGCGTCCTCGGTGTACAGCCGCCGGTGATGCTTTATGTCGAGGCGCCACCGGCGCTGATAGATCAGGAATAAGACCGGACGGCGCGCGAACGCCGCCCGGCTTGCTGAAAATTAATCGTGCGTCGTGAAGGCGGCTTGTCCGCCGGCAAACTGAACGAGCGTCTGTCCGTCCTTTAGATAACCTGAAACTCGCCCATTAGAGAGAACGATATGGCCGCTCGCCCCACCGTTCATCCGCTTTTCTTCGCTGGCGGCGAAGACCTTGGCGGCCTCTTCCTCAAGAGCCAAGGCCGCGTGGCCAGGAAACCCAGGAAGAGAGACGACTTGAGTCGAAAGTCTTGCAGAAACCGCAAGTGCTTGCCTTTGCTTATGCTTTTCCATTTTCGTACTCCAGTATATTGTTCAATTCTGTATTGAACAAATAATATATAGCATTTCTCTAAGTAAAAGTAAACATCAATGAGTGTTCCTCTTACTATTGTCGATCAGACCGTTACTGCGCCAAACCTTCTTTGGGATACCGTGTGGGACGGCTTCGTCGGGGATTGGGAACCGGCGGGCTCGGCCGAGCCGTCAAACCGCGGAGGTTTGCGCTCGACCGCTCCGTTACCGACTGCGATTTTGCTTTGCCTGATGTCTGACCGGCGCGCGAAGCCGAATGATTTTATTCAAGACGGCTCCGGTGATCCGCGGGGGTGGCCGGGGGACGCAATTGACACGTCGATCGCTCCGCTTGGCTCTCGGTTATGGCAACTGCGCCGCCGCGAGCTAACGGATGCGATCGCAAATCTCGCTGTGATCTTCGCGCGCGAGGCCTTGCAGACATTGATTGACCAGGGAGTCGTTGCTTCGATCGATGTAACGGCCGATGCCGTGCTGGACGTTGGACGACTCGAGCTTGGGGTGTCGCTTTTCAGGCAGAACGGTCAACTCGCCGCGGCAATGAATTTTTGGATTCTCTGGAACATGAGCAGCGGCGTCGTTGATCCGCTTTTGCGCAGAGCGCCGCCCCCGCCCACATCGATCCTGACGGAGGACGGGAACTTTCTGTCGCTCGAGGATGGCGTCTCTCGTATTCTTTTGGGGTCTTGACTGATGCCGGACACAAAAATATCAGGCCTCCCCCAAGACAGCGCATTGCTAGGCAACGAACTTGTTCCGCTGGTGCAATCCGGCTCCACCGTGCAAGCGACCGTTGCGCAGATAGCAGCATTCCAGCGCGCCGGCCCTACGCTTATCCCGACGAGCCCATTGACGGCGAATGCCGGCGCTAATGTGGCGGCGATAAATGCGGCCCTAGCCCAAGGCGGTGATTGGTATATCAACGGAACAGTCCCGATTAATGCGAGCCTTCTTAATGGCGGCCTGTTTGGGGCTAGGTTGTTCGGTTCCGGGTGGGGGAGCACTATACGTCAATCTCTTGGCGGCACCGTATTGTATTGGGTTGGGCCGGCCGGGCTTCCAATGTACGTCCACCAGCCTGACTTTGGCGGTGGCGTCTCTGGAATACTGTTCAAGGGAAATTCTAGCTTCCCGCCGCTTTGTGCCATTTTGCTTGACACTGGGAAGTACAGTACAGCGACAAATAGCTACAGCAATCCGTCAGAAAACAGAAATTGCACGGAAGGAGTGTTTGA